GGGGGGGGGGGGGGGGGGGTATAATGGAATTAAGATAAAACAATAAAAGGATAGAAAGGAAGGATAAAAAACTATAAAAAAGAAATAAAACAGTTGAAGAATAACGAAAATTTCGATATAATAATGAACGAATAGATTAGCTAAGAATAAGAATACTAAGGAGTAAGGAGAGGAGAAATGAGCAATAATAAAAAAAGAAATATAATAATAGGAGTATTATGTGCAATAGTTTTATTAATGGCTGTAGGATATGCTGCGTTTAATACAGTACTAAATATAAAAGGGACAAGTAATATAACAAGTAGCTGGAATATAAAGATAACAAAGATAGAAACCAAGAACATCGTAGGCACAGCAAGTAATAATGGTGATCCTAGTTTTGAAGAATTGAGCGCAACCTTTAAAACAATCTTACAAGCACCAGGTGATAGTATTGAGTATGATATTACCGTAAGCAATGCTGGAAGCTTGGATGCAAAGTTAGATGAGATAACCTTAAGTGATACAAATAATCCAGCCATTAAATTCACTGCATCAGGAATGACCAAAGGTGATGTAATAACAGCTGGAAATACAAAAGTATTGACAGTAAAAGTCGAATACATAAGTAGTGTAAGTGAACAACCAACAAATACAACATCAAGTTTAACCGTAGACTTAGATTATAGTCAGGCAACTGGAACAGCTCCAAGTGGCGAAAGTGCGGCTGATAAATTGATAGGAACTGCTGTAACTACTGGAGATGGTTTATATGCAGATACATATGAAGAAGGAAGATATATTTATAGAGGAGGGACCCCTAATAATTATATAATCTTCAATGGAGAGACATGGAGAATATTATCAGTAGAAGCTGATGGAACAATAAAGGTAATAAGGAATGAAAGTATAGGAGATAAAGCCTTTGATTCACTAGGTTATCGTGATAAACCAAGTAACGGAACTGGAGGAACATATTGTGCAGGATCATCACTTGGATGTAATGCTTGGGCTAAGAATGATAGTTTTGTAAATGGAAGTTTAACAGGAACAGTATTAAAAGATGCTGAGTTAAATACATACCTTAATAATGATTATTATAATGAATTAACAGAAGAAGCTAAGGAGCAAATAACAACAGGGGCTTATAAAATAGGGCCAGTAGTAATTACCGATAAAAACTTATCCAATACAGTAAACGATGAAAGTAATATAACATGGAATGGTAAAATAGCATTAGCAACAGCAAGTGAATATGTAAGAACAAGTAATAATAGCGTATGTACAAGTGTTAATGCATATGTGAGCACATCATCTTGTTATAATAATGGAAGTACCCATAATTGGTTAACGAAAATAATGAATTCATCAACTAATAAATATAGTTGGTTGCTTTCGCCGGATAGTGGCCGCTCGAACCTTGTGTTCATCGTCTATTCCGCAGGGGACCTCAGCAACGGCAGCGCTAGCGATACTGCGCCCGGCGTGGCGCCCGTTGTCTATCTAAAATCTGATATCCAATTATCAGGAGAAGGAACAGAGGATAATCCATATATAATTGGATAAAAATGAGTATCCCAGAATTGAAGTTGTAAGATAAAAGTGTACACGAAAAAAGTGTATGCTTTTATTTTGATATAATTTTAATAAGGAGATGATAATATGGCTACCAAAGGTCAAAAATACAAGCAATGGACAGCTGAAGAAAAATTTGAAATTATTAAACCGATTTTAGATATGGAAAAAAGTACTCATGATATTCAACGTGAAAAAGGAATTAATTCTGGATTAGTATATTCTTGGATAAAAAAATATCGTGAAACAGGCATGGAAGGTTTAAATCCAAAAAAGAAACCAGGTAACCCACTTTCTAAGTATTCAAACAGAAAGAGTTTAACGAAAGAAGAACAACTTGAATATGAAAATATGAAATTAAGAATCGAGAATGAATTATTAAAAAAAGGGTATCTGATGAAAGGAGATGGTACAATTGTAAAATTCATGAAGTAACCCAGATAAAATATGAAATAATTGAATTATTATCAAAGGAATATAATATTAAATCTTTATGCGAGATTATGAAAGTATCTAGATCAGGATATTATAAATGGATAAAAAATAAAAACACATTAAATAATCGAAAACAATCGAAAACAACCGAAAAAAGTGTAAAATCAACTAAAAAGTATTGAATTTTAATAAAAATTATGATAAATTAATGATGTCAATGAATGATTGACAAAAAGCAACAAAATTTTATCATCTTTTGATGAGATAATTGTATGGAGTAATTAGAGGATAGAAAGTCATCGTCTATCGCGGATTGAAAAATCTTAAGTGTAGGATGGGGGCAACCCTGTTTGATGAGATGTTGGAGTGATGCCCAGCCAATTACTCAAAAGGCCTACCGTGAGGTAGGTCTATTTTTTATGTTTTGAATGGGGATAAATATATGGCTAAGCAAAAATTCGAATATATTGGTAAGCTTAATCCAGGTATTGCTGAATACTGGGGCTTAAAAGAACATGCTAACAAACCGATTGTTCTTTATGAAAGTGTATTATATCACGTATTAGAAGTTCATAAGAAAGATTTTGAAAGCGTGGAAAACATTACTGAAATTTATGATAATTTGCGAAAAATTATAAAAAAACCTGATTATGTGTTTTATAATGAGAAAACACATAATCAGGTTTAGAATATTACAAGAATATTAATGATACTATTGTTGTTGCAATAAGAGTTAATTTTGGTTCTACATTAAAAGTTAAAAGTTTTTATCCAGCTAATCTCAATAAACTTAATAATAGACGTTCCAAAGAAGAACAAATGATTATTGATGGTGAAATTGATGATACATTGATAATTTAAAACATTGTGATATATTAATGGTACATGGTATTAAACAGGGATAGCATTGTGAAGCCTTTAGCGATGAACATATAAGCCTATCCAAAAGCCTAGACAATGGTCTAGGCTCTTTTTTATTTGTCATAAAAACTAATTTGCTTTGTCTTTCTCTTCTTAGCCATAAATTCTTCGTGAGTCTCGAAGTGAAAAATTGGATCCGCTGTAACAGTCAATGGATATGGTATTTTTTTCACGGTCCAATATAAAATATCATGATATAGTCGTTTGTATTTCTTGGTTATCATATCAAAAACGAGCTCGTGCATATACTTATTTACAATAGTGTTATTCTTATTGATCTCTAATAATCTAACAATGATCCGATTAGATTCTTTTTGAATAATATCTTCAACATCTAAATTTGTCAT